TCGCCCGTTGATTTGAGAAAAAGCATCGAAATCGCCAAGCACCTGGCGCACATCGGGATTCGCTTTGTGCCGATCCCGGTGGCTACCGAGGAAGAATTCCAGACGCTGGCCGCCGAGCTATCATGACGGCTTGAGCAGATGGCCGTCGAAGCCGAGAAGAATGAAGGCGGTGAAGCATGAAGGAACTAATCACTCAGGAGCTTAAGGCTCCTTTTTTATTACTGGCGTTCACCTTCAACCGAATTAACCGACAGTTCCGGGAGCATTGACCATGAGTGATAAGTGTACGTTGGATGGAAATCTCATTAATCGCTGCGACATGCTGGCTAAGGCCCTCGAGTATGGAAACCCATCATATCGATCGAAAGGCGCGTTTATCCCTGAGCGAGTGAATTTCAACACTGGCAAGCCGGCAATCGATATTGCGCAACTACACTCCGGCGAGTATGTCGGACGTGGCATCGCTATGAACTTCTGCCCCTTCTGCGGGGAGAATCTTAAGACATGGGAGCATTGACCATGGCCGATATCATCGATACCGCAGCAGAGATTGAAGAGCTTCAGCGTAACGCTGCCCTTTCCGCTCACCGAGTGAACCGTAACGACGTATCAGCTGAGCGTTGTGAAGAATGCGACGAACCGATTCCCGAGCCGCGGCGCGCTGCCGTTCCCGGCTGCCAGACGTGCGTTAGTTGCGCCAGTGATAACGAACTACGGTTGAAACAGGTGGGAAAGTGATATGCGCGTGAAATTTGATGTTGGGGAAAAGGTGGGCATGCTCACGCTAATTCAGCCTTTCCCCAAAGATGAAAAAGGGGTTTACAAGGGTAAATTTTCCTGTGATTGCGGAAGCACTAAAATTATTCGCCTTTGTTTCGTTAAAAGTGGACACACAAAATCATGTGGCTGCTTAAAGATTGAAGCAAAAAGGACTCACGGAATGTCGAGTTCTTCAGAATATAGGATTTGGGAGTTGATGTTACATAGATGCGAAAACCCTAAAGATAAGAGATACAAGGATTATGGCGGGAGAGGAATAACTGTCTGTCATCAATGGCATGACTTCAACTCGTTTTACGCTGATATGGGCGCTCGTCCTGATGGGCTTACACTGGACCGCATCGATAATGACAAGGGGTATTCACCGGAAAATTGTCGTTGGGCCACAGCATCTGAACAGCAGTTGAACAGAAGGAAATTGAAGGGGAGCAAATCTCGATTTGTTGGTGTAACTCAACGTCCATCAGGTAGGTGGTCCGCAAGGATAACCGTCAATTACAAAGACATTTATCTTGGTGATTACGATACAGAAGAAGCGGCTTCCGAGGCCTACCAGAAAGCAAAGAAAAGGGTTCTTGAAGAGTTTGAACTAATGCGTAAGCAGAGGGGATTGTAATGCAGCAGGCAATTTTAGACATGTGCTGCGGGTCGCGCATGTTCTGGTTCGACAAGCAGGACGAGCGCGCGGTGTTCAGTGACATCCGAGCCGAGCAGCATGAGCTTTGTGACGGTCGCCAACTGGTAATTAGTCCGGACCTTATTGCTGATTTCCGCGCCCTACCCTTTGCCGATAACACTTTCCCTGTCGTCGTGTTCGATCCGCCGCACCTCGAGCGTGTCGGTGATAACGCATGGATGGGGAAAAAGTATGGTCGGCTTAACAAAGAAACATGGCGCGATGATCTTCGTGCCGGCTTCGCAGAAGCATTTCGTGTGTTGTGGCCACACGGCGTACTCATCTTCAAATGGAACGAAACGCAGATCCCGGTAAGCAATATCCTGGCGCTTACCGATGAGAAGCCGGTCATCTGGCAGCGCACCGGTAAGTCAGACAAAACACACTGGGTGATCTTCGTAAAAGGTGGTCCCAATGTTCAGGATAATCCAGCCTAATACCTGGTACGCCGATCCCCACGGCGCGCCCTGCAAAATCCTCCGCGCTACCCACGAAGTCATCCACTACATCCGCAACGGCCGCACCTGCATCGCCAGCATGGGCCGCTTTAACCAGGATTTCGAGCCGCTGACAAAAGCACAGGCTGAGCGGATCTCCGAAGAAATCGAAACAGCAGAACACCTGAAGAAGCTGCGCGCCCAGCGTGCAGCATGAGGAGACAGTATGCGTATCACCATGACGGTTAACTCGGTCAAGGACATTGAGTGCGCCATTGCCGCGCTGCGCAAGTTCATCAGCGAGAAGAAGCCAAATGATGGGACTAGCGATTCGTGGGGAATCGGCATTACCGGCGGAAGCTACTTTGCCGTGGGTATAAAGCCGAACGGCAATTACACAGTTAAACAGCAGGAATAAAAGGAAGTTAACCATGAAGAAAAACTCAGCGGCACGCCGTTTGCTTGGCATGAACCATTGGCGCAGCAATACGCAGCTCATGCAGTACGTTTCGTGGCATGTAGCAGCAAGAACAGGTAAGCCAGCCCCCGGGTGGATTTCTGTGCGAAAGCGCAGTTCTGACTTCTGCTATTTCACCGACTGACGCAACTGATAGCCAGTTATGAGCTGGCTATTGGGTGCGAAAGCACTGCAACGTCATCCCTTTTGCCCTCCACTGTGAGGGCATTCTTTTTGGGAGTTCACCATGCATTCAAACCCCATGACCTAGCTCATCGCCGCTCTTATGGCGCTGGGCGCTCTCATCTCATTTCTTCACGAACCGGAAGGTGTGCAATGGCTGCTTTTAATGTGGGCGCATTAGTCCAGAAGAAGACCGGCGGTATACATGGCGTGGTTGATAGCCAACTGGAGCCGGAAGGCGATCACCCGAAAGCCTGGGTGCGTTGGGATGACGGCAATTATTCAGTGCACGCGGAAAACGAATTACGCGTGGCCACGCCAGACGGCCCGCAGTTTTATAAAACGATGTCATAGGAGGGGAGATGGTTACAGCAGAACCGCTCACTGCGCAAAAGGCGGCAAAGCTCCTGAAGGTCTCACCAAGGACTGTCTATCGGCTCATCGACTCAGGCCAGCTCGCCGGGAAGAAGATCGGGAACAAATACCGCACAACCGACGTTGCCTGTATTGCGTATTTACATGACCCGCGCGATCCTGTTTCCGCGAGCGCGGGTGAACATAAAGGAGAAATTTTATGTCAATCACCCTCAGAGGCGGCGTCTGGCACTGTCATTTCGTTACGCCGTCAGGGAAAAGAATTAGACGATCTCTTGGTACGGGGGACAAGAAACAAGCGCAGGAGCTGCACGACAAGCTGAAGGCTGAAGCGTGGCGGGTTGATAAAATTGGGGAACTACCGACGAGGACGTTTGAGGAATGTTGCATCAGGTGGATCCGCGAGAAGGAGCATAAGCGGTCACTCGATGACGATAAGACCAAAATCGAATATTTCCTGCGGCATTTCTCCGGCCGGGATATTTCAACCATCACGGCTGATCAGGTTCATGAGGCTGTTTCGAAGATGGTCAACCGTAAGCATATTCAGGTCTGGGAGTCGCGCAGGGACGCGGCTATACGCCGGGGGAAGGAACCGCCTCCGTATGTTGAGAAACCGGTAAGCCAGGCCACAAAGAGTCAGCACCTTTCTTTCATGCGATCTCTGTTCAAGGCTGCGGCTAATGACTGGGGTTGGATTAAAACGGCCCCGGTTATAAAAACCAAAAAGCCGATCAGCAAACGCATCCGGTGGCTGACCAGGGACGAGGCAGAAAGGTTAATTGCCTGCATGCCGGAGTCGATAAAGCCGGTGGTGATATTTGCACTGGCAACCGGCCTGCGCCGCTCCAACATTATTGATCTGGAGTGGCAGCAGGTCGATATGCAGAGAAAGGTTGCATGGGTAAATCCGGAGAACGCGAAGGCGGGCAAGGCTATCGGCGTGGCTCTGAATGATACCGCATGCAGGGTGTTAAGGGATCAGATCGGGAAAAGTTCCAGGTGGGTATTCGTTCACACGAAGCCATCAACGCGCCCGGATAAAACCGTCACTCCGGCTGTCCGCAAAATGCGAGTGGATGACAATGTCGCCTGGCGCATTGGACTGGAAAGAGCGGGTATAGAAGACTTCCGTTTTCATGACCTCCGGCATACTTGGGCGAGCTGGTTAATTCAGTCCGGCGTTCCGTTGTCCGTTCTGCAAGAAATGGGCGGATGGGAGTCCATCGAAATGGTACGTCGATACGCTCACCTGGCACCGAACCACTTAAGCGAACACGCACGGAAAATTGATGCCATTTTTGGCAATCATGACACAAATACGACACAAGGAGAAAATCAGGCTGGCTTGAAACTGGCGTAAGCGCCTGTTTTTAAATGGCACGCCCTGTAGGATTCGAACCTACGACCTACGGCTTAGAAGGCCGTTGCTCTATCCAACTGAGCTAAGGGCGCACTGAGAAGAATGAACTTCGCGGCGGTGAAACGCGAAGAATTATACGGTCAATGGCAGGTGAGTCAATGCCTTTTCCGTTTTCTCCCCTGATTAGGGCTAGCTGATTGTAAATATGACTGTTTTTTCTCCATTCCCCCGCCTTTCTCCCGTACACTTTCCTGCTGCGAAAAGGCTTAGTTGCATTTAAGTAACGCCTGCTGTTTTCCTGAACGTCAGCTCGTCACACTAGAGAGAGGTAACCCGGCCGCCTGGAGGCTGACAGACAACAGGACAATGGAGTGACAGCGCACAACCTGATCGATACGCCCCCCCGGTTAGAATACATCTCTCAGGAGATCGTCGGCATCAAGCTTGAGCCCATCGTCGCCCTCCGCTCTATGCACCAGGTGGGGGTGGAGGTCCTCAGCGTCCTCAGTGAATCACGGTACAGTGAGGGCTTTTTCGGCGATCGGTCTGCAGAGTGGTCGATATCGCTGCTTGAAGCACAGCTTGCCGCGTTAAAAAATACGCCGCGCGGTCATAACCTTTTTATTAATCTGCCGATAACCGTCCTGACAGAGTCTGCGCCTTTTCAGCGGCTTATCAGGCTGTCTGGCGCGCCGCTTCATATTGAGATTGTCGACCCCGCAACGTTTCTGGCGCTGTGTGCCGCACAGAAGCAGCGCGTCATTGAGAATCTGATGAAGCTCAGAAACCGGGGGCACGCTGTCTGGCTGGATGACGTAGATGAGATCCTGGTGCAGTCGTTTTTATCCAGCCGGCTTCCGTTAAGCGGCATCAAAATAGATAAGGAAGCATTCTGGCGTTTACGCGACACCCCTGCGCTGAGGCAATTGGTTTCCCGCAGCTTTCAGCTTGCCGGGCACGTGCTTATCGAAGGTATTGAGACTGAACGCGATCGTACCTGGGCACTGGAGGCAGGCGCCGATCTCGGCCAGGGATATTACTGGCCGTCCTGGACATGGCCGGAGGATTAA